ACTCCTACTAATAAAAGGGACGATGTGCTCCCTAGCAAGGCGTAAACCCAATTCCACGATGTAGAGGAGATAGCATTTTTAAATTCTTTAGTCGTAAGCTGTGGTTTTGCGACTATATGTTCTTTGGGCGGTCTGCACGGTCCCGTGCATTGAACGCCGGATGCACACACCAKTACCCGGAAGTCGGCCTGGATAGCCGCGGTCGAAAAATGCAGTTCGAGGGTCCCCTCTGTTTGTATGTCTGCGTTGGACTCAGTAATCGTAACTACAGATGACAACGCTTGCACTGCACATTTCCCCGGTTTTGCTGCTTTATACTCTATATGCATAACTCCTCCTGCTTCTGTGCTGCTCGTACACGATGTTACTGTGCAAGAGGCACTGGTGATATGAGGTGCTTCTGAAACTCGCGTGAATTCGGCATCTGGGATATCTAAAGATACCGGTATAGACCCGACAGCGCAATTCTCGGCCCGAATGGGATTTGTCTTGATATTGCACCCAAACGGGGCAGTATCTTGCAACGATTTCCCGCTGTTGTTTGTCCAGTGTACAAACCCGGACGGGGCCTGAGTATAAGGGACGTGTATTTGCCCACTGTTCGGTCTAAGTAGTTTCAGGTTAGTTCGTGCATATAGGTCTGCACTGGTAGGTGACATCATCTGTATATCGCCAAATGCTCCAGGTAAACCTGCACCATACTCTGGAAAGTCATAGTTGTACACTTTGTCTTTGTATAGTACAATTTTGTTATCAAAAGGCGACCAGGGCGATGCCATTGGGCCTAGCACTGCTGTTAACTGACCGGCGTTCACTTTTGTTACGCCGTTCGCAAAGGCCTCTACCACCTCATACTTATCCCCAAAAGTTATGTTCAATTTAGCTTTAAAATTTGCGGTGTGTGCCCGGTAAGCCTTAGCGTTTAGAGTTTTACAATCAGGTGATCTATCTACATACGCCTCGCTCATTTGCGTGTTCTCAGACTCGCAGAAGCACTGCGCTCCT